TTCTCCTCAAAAAGTTCAGAAAGATTTGATTTAGACATTTTTGCAAGAGTAACTTCCTTGATGGCGTCTCTCTCCCAATCGCTAAGCCCTTCAAGTGCTTCGTTCAAGTCAGCCATAAGTTCCTTGCCCGTCTTTGCTGAATATTCATTCGGCTTTTCTTGCATATTTTCAGCCAAATGCTTCTCAACATATGAGAACTTGTTTACATACTCAGGGAGATTTCCAAACGTTTTCTTGTGGGAAATGATATAGTCGATGGCTTCGTTGATATCCAAGTTCCTGTTTATCTCACTGCGTACGAATTCTGCGTCTTTTCCCGCAAGCCTGACGGCTTCGGCTACGACACCTGCAATCTTCTTTTTCTCGTCTGAAAAAGCCTTGTTATTGAAACCTTCGGTCATTGATACGGCTTCGTTCAAAAACCTTTCTGTGTTGTCAACGTTAGGCGAATTGTACACAAATTCGTACACGGAATAAGCGTCAGAGGAGTTTTTGCCTTCCCTGATAGCCTTCACGTACTTCGCAATGAGCTTCTTGCCCTCAGCGCTCTCGTACAATTTGTCAGTAACCCCCTCAAATACATTCTTTATTGCGCCAAAAGGTTGCTCGTGCAAAGACTCAAGTATTTCATTGAGTCCCGCTTTCTGCATCCTTTCTTCGAGAATAGCGTTCAACGTATCTCTTAGTTTTTGCAAGTCACTATGCTTGTTGATATCGAATTTTGCCATCGCCTATTTTTTTGATAAATATTTTTATTGATGTAAAACCTGCTCTATTTCGTCGTCAGTAAAACCTGAAGTATTTTTTTCGTCGCCGATTGACTTCAAAATGCTTTCAATTTGTTCGTTTATCCTAAGATTCTTGTCAAGAATTGGAATTGGCTCAGGGATATCCTCTTCTTCTTTCAGCATGCCTTTCACATATGCGTTGTAGAACTGTCCTTTTGCCACAGCGTTTCTAATGCTTTCCGTGATTGTGCTCATTGGCTTGAACCCGGCAACCTCGTTAAGCGGGCCAGGTGCTTCCGCATCCATACCACCGAGGTCGGCACCACCTTCATCTCCGCCAAGGTCTCCTTCCGTATCTTCACCCGGTTCACCGAGACCGTCAAGGTCGCTTCCAAAATCGTCACCCATCATTGGTGCAGGAGCGCCGCCACCGCCGCCTAAGCCGCCCATTCCGCCATCCTGTCCGGGAGGCGTTGCACTATATTTAGCACCGGGCTCTCCGAATATCCTGTCAACCTTATCGAATAGGTGCGTCTGCTTAATAATTTCGGCAGTACGTTGTATTTCTATTGCAAGAGCCGCTTCAAGACGTATCTCGTTCAACGTTTCGGCGATTTCAGGATCTGTTCTACCCATAATTTCACGCTGTACTTGGTGCCATGACATAATTGGAATACCACCGCCTTGTTCTGCAAGTGCAGTTTGTGCTGCAGCAAGACGCTTGTTCAAATTGTCAAGTTCCATCATTTCAATCTGATTTGATGGATTGTTCAATGTAAGCGTGAAGTTCGTGAGTTCGTCTTCAAAACCGAGCAAGTAAAGGTGAATAATGGCAATCTTGTTCAACTCCATTATAATCGCCTTCTGAATGGTATTGACGGTTCTGTTGAAACGAATATCGGTGAGTGAAAGGTTTTGTGCCTTTCCTTGTGATTCTGTGAAATTCAAGAACGTTTTAGGAACCCTTAATGCGGCGAGAATTTTCTTCTCCATATATTCCATATCGTCCATTGCAGTAGCGTTCTGTGCACTACTCAATGTGTCAATGGAAGTAGGATCCTGTCCGTTTCTTACAGGGATAACATAGTCCGCACTTACATCAAGGAAGTTCTTTCTAAGGTCAATCTGTCCTGTCTGTGGATCAATGATAGGGGCACGCTTGACGGTATTCATGAACTCCTGAATGAATGCAGGAACATCATTGTCGTCAATAGCACCAACATTAACCTTGAATACCCTTCTTTCAATACTTCTCTCAAGACGGTAAAGGAGCATTGCGTCTTCCATCATTGACAGCATTCTCCAATGCCTTCTTGCCTTGTTCAACCAAGAACAGCCATAAGGCAAGAAAATAGAGTCTGTGATAAGACGGAAGTGGGCAATCATCCAGTTCTTGAACGGCTTGTCTTCGTTGTGCCCTTCCCAAACAAACTTAACCTCGTCGGGCTGCAACTGTGTGAACGAAGAATTGAACATTCCTTGTCCATACACGTTGTCCATACCATTTTCGAGCCTTCTCATTTGGTGGACGGGGAGTTCTCTCCAACCTTTAACGCCCTCGTTGAGGTCTAGGTTTAGGAACATGAACTCGTTGCCGTATTTTGCGGTTTCGTGAACGATTGTTTGAAGCCAAATTGGAATATCAAGTCTGTTGTAGAACAAATCTTCAAGAACGGATTTAATTCTTTCAGACTTTGAATATATGTTTAGGATTTTTCCCTTTGCGTTTGTTGTAGTGGCTTCTTCCGCAAGGATATCCAAAGCCGCGCCGATTTCAGGCCACGCAGCCATAAGGTCTGCGTCCCTATACATGACACGTACTTGGTTAGCACCGACGGCTTGCTCCATTGCAGTATCGTATCCCGTCTTCGCCCACATATAGGACATGAGTTTTTGCTGTTTCATTTGAGCAAGAACCCTATCCCTTTCTTCCTTACTGTCTGTCGAATACAGGATTTCGTTCTGTGACTGCGTTGTTAACGGAGTCAGGCTATATGTTGCTGTCCTTGTTGCGGTAGCAGGCGAACCGTTACCGGTGTTGATTAGTACATCGGTAAGTTTCTGCCATCTTGTCCTTCTATCAGCCATAAAAGTCTTTTATTAAAAATAACGTATTACGCTTAATAATCAATTAAATCGTGTACATACCAAGCGGTTTCTGCTTCAATATCTCGAGCATGTTGGTAGTAAGTTCAGCGTTCTTCTTCATAAGTTCCCAAGGAGACATTTCTTCAAGACGCTTTGTCAACTCTTCCATTGCGGCATCGTACTCCTTTTCACCTTCATTGAATAGCATCATGTAGTCGAGGTTTGCCTCTGCTTCCATTATGCTTATACGCCCGCTCCATTTACCACGAATTCTTGCAAGTGCCTTCTTTGCCTTTGCAAAGAATAGTTTACGAACTGTGGTTTGCGTCGGGCCGTTCAAGAACGCATAGTCCATTTTCTTCAACGGAATTTGGTCCGGCGTTATAATCACGTCAGGGTTATCTCTTCTACATTGGTCAACGTCTTTTCCTGTAACATCGTAATAGGTGTACCAAACCTCGCAACCGACAAGGCTCAGTGAGCCCGTGGTTGTGAACGAAGAGCCAAATGTCAATTTTGAGCCGGGGGTTGAATAGAGGTGGATAATGTGTGTTCCGTCAGGACCCGCAGTAACCTTGTAAGTCAAGTCTCCGCGAAGAAGCCTGTTCTTGTAAGCAAGGTCTGTTGCCATATACGCAATATCCATACTCTGAGCAATATAGAAACCGCCGATTGGACCGTATGAACCGCCACCGGCCTGTCCATACCCACCTGCGAAACCAAGTGTATCAAGTCCACCGTAGTTTGCGTAAAGAGCAGCCTGAGAAGTTGACGGGTTACACCACATAACCTTGTTTATCTCTCTGCCGGCCGGCACGATATAACTCTGCTTGCCGGGCTCAATCTTAATGAAGTCCTTCTTCAATTCCCAAGGGCCTCTCTGTTGGAAACCGGCTTCTTTTGAAAACCAATAACTGAAATCTTTTGACATATCGAGCGTACGCATTGACAATGCAAACGCCAAATCAACGCTATTCATCATTGCAAGGTTTTTTCCGTACAATGTCGCCCATTGATTTTTGATAACCCAGTTCTGAACTTTTTCAGCGTAGTCCTCTACCGCAAGGTCAAGGAAATCACAAAGCTGCTCGTCGGTAAGTTCAACTTCGACGAGCGGTGCACCCAATTCGCTTCTGCATTTCTTAAACAGGGCTTGTATTTCTTCAGTTATCTTAGTCATTGCTTAGGATTCTACATCATTTAAATTTTCAAACGGATACCACGTACCATATTGTTGTGACCAAAATGCGGGAATACCGTAGCCTTCAAGAGAAACAGTTCCGTAGAACGTTTGGCCGTGACATACAAATTCCAATTCTCCGTTTTCTTCGTTTACGATTGGTTCCTCATCAAAGTCAATTGGAGATATCTTTTTGCCTGTATCATTGAAAACAAAATTGAACTTACCGTTCTTTGTTTCAACGTTTGTTAGTCCGAATATCTTCCCGTTACAAATTACTTTTTTGGAGAACACACTGACGTGCTTGTAAAGGTGTCCAACTTTTTGAACAACATCGTTGTTGTACTGCATTCTTTCCTTTACACGTTCCCAATCAAATTGGTCTTTATGCCATGTTTGTCCCCTGTCAAACGTGACTTCGTATGGTATTACTTCTGAGAAATTGTAGCATACAAAGCAGAACCCATCA